TTCACTCCGCCGGTTCCCAGTGAGAAAGCTCTCAAATGGTCCGAGCGCAATTCGTGGTTTGGCCCTAAAGGCAACAAGGAAATGACGGCATTGGCCTATGGTGTACACGAACGACTGATTCGTGATGAAGGTGTTCAGCCGGATACGGAAGAATACTACAATGCAATTGACGAGGCCGTTCGGACTCGGTTCCCCGAACACTTTGAGCAGGAGGCCCCAGTGCGCCAGACCCCTCAACGCCCATCCTCGGTTGTGGCACCTTCCAAGCGAAGCAGTGCATCCACACCGCGCAGAATCCAACTGACTGCTACCCAAGTCTCTCTCGCTAAGAGGCTCGGCTTAACGCCGGAGCAGTACGCCAAACAACTCATCAAGGAGAATACTAATGGCTGAAGAGCGCACAGTACGAGTAGAGCGGAAAGATGAAGTCCGTCCAACGGACACATGGCTACCGCAATCCTCGCTTCCGGTTCCCCAACCCCGTGAGGGCTGGGTACACCGCTGGGTACGAACCTCGTCACTCGGTCGCGCCGACAACACCAATGTCTCTCGCATGATGCGTGAAGGTTGGACGCCGGTCAAAGCCGAAGATTATCCGGAACTCCAAATCCTGTCCGACCACAATTCCCAGTTCAAGGGGAATATCGAAGTGGGTGGACTGCTCTTATGTAAGGCCCCGGAAGATATGATGAAGTCTCGCCAGCAGTATTACCAGCAACTTTCGGATAGGCAAATCGAAGGCGTGGACCGTTCCTTCCTTCGGGAAGGTGACCCCCGTATGCCGCTCCTTAATCCGGAGCGTAGTACGAAAACATCGTTTGGTCGCGGTTAAAGGCGACTACATTCCCACACTTTTTAAGAGGTATTCAACATGGCATCTGGTACTGAAGTATCAGTCCCCTATGGACTGAAACCGATTAACCTTGTCGGTGGTCAGGTATTTGCGGGTTCCACCCGTATGTACCCGATTCAATACGGCTATGACACGAGCATCTTCAATGGTGATTTCGTGAAAGTCGTTCGAGGTTCGGCCACCCGTGCCGCGATTGGCGCTACCACTAGCTCCAATGCAATTACGGGTGTTTTCTTGGGTTGCTCGTACACGGACCCGACCACTAAGCAAAAACGCTTCTCGCAATACTGGCCCGCTTCCACGCTGGCTGGTGATGCTGTTGCGTACATCAATGACGACCCGGATACCGTTTACAAAGCGGCTGTCTGTTCGTCTGGTGTGGTTATGGCCTCCGGCGCTTACGCTCTGGTCGGCACCAACCTGTCGGCTATCGACAACACCGGTAATGTGAACACCGGTAACTCGCAGAACGCGATTTTGGCTCCGGATAACACCCCGGTAACCAGCATCCTGCCCCTGCGTGTTCTGGGCGTGGTCGAAGAGACCTCGTTTAGCTTCACGGCAACCGGCTCGTCCTCCGGCGCAACCCTGACCCTCACCGGTTCGGGAACCCCGCAGGCCATTCCGGTGGGTACCAGCGTTGGCTACTACGCCGCGAACGGTGAACTGATTCAAACCGGTTCGTTCGTGGATACCGCCGCCGCTGTTGGCGACACCAGCATTGTGCTGAATGCCGCCATCGCTGTCCCCGGTTCTGTCACTGCAATCCCGGCCTCCTCGACTGTCGTGTTCACGGTTTTCCGCGAACTGCTGGTCAAGGTGAATGTTCTCACCCACGGCTACTACAGTAGCGTAACTGCCTAAAGGAGCTAAATCATGGCAATTTCACGCGCCCAGATGTTGAAAGAACTCCTTCCGGGTTTGAACGCCCTGTTCGGTTTGGAGTATGAGCGGTACGAAGAAGAGCATACGCTCATCTACGAAACCGAGTCCTCGGAAAAGGCCTTTGAAGAAGAGGTCAAACTCTCCGGATTCGGCACCGCTCCGGTTAAAGCTGAAGGTCAAGCCATCGCGTATGACAACGCGCAGGAAGCCTTCGTTGCCCGCTACAACCACGAAACCGTTGCTATGGGTTTCTCGATTACTGAAGAAGCAATCGAAGATAACCTGTACGACCAGCTATCGGCCCGTTACACTAAGGCTCTGGCTCGTGGTATGGCGAACACCAAGCAAGTCAAAGCGGCGGCTCTGCTCAACAACGGTTTCACCACCTTTAAATCCGGTGATGGTTCCACCCTGTTCAGCACCTCCCACCCGCTGGTGTCTGGCGGTACCAACAGCAACCGCCCGACTGTGGCGGCTGACCTCAACGAGACTTCGCTGGAAGACGCAATCATTCAGATTGCTAACTTCCTCGATGAACGCGGTCTGCTGATTGCGGCCCGTCCGCGCCGTCTCATTGTCCCGTCCAACCTGATGTTCGTGGCCGAGCGCCTGATGGAGACCAGTCTCCGCACCGCAACCGCCGATAACGACATCAATGCCATCAAGAACATGGGAGCAATCCCGGAAGGCTACGCCGTCAACCACTACCTGACGGACACCAACGCTTTCTTCATCATCACTGATGTTCCGAATGGCATGAAGCACTTTGTCCGCTCGCCGATGTCAACCGGCATGGACGGTGACTTCGATACCGGCAATGTGCGCTACAAGGCCCGCGAGCGTTATTCGTTCGGCGTGTCCGACCCGCTGGGTATCTACGGTTCGCCGGGTTCGTCCTGATAACCACAGAGTCACAGCACCACTGGAAAGCCCTCTTCACGGAGGGCTTTTCTTTACTTGACAACTGCCACATGAAAGCGTTTAATCATAGTACCGGGACAACCCCGGCGCACTTGACAGACCCGGCTGACGACATGCAGACAGGTGCGCCTACTCGCATGTGAGGATTTAAACTATGTCTCGTACCACTTTCTCCGGTCCGGTTGCTTCCGACAATGGCTTTGAAGGCAACATTGATGCGACCAGCGCCACCATCGGCTCCATCACCATCTCCGGCGCGGCCACTGCGTCTTCTGGTGTTGTTTCGGCGCAAATTGGTTTCATTCCGGTATCTATCGGCGGCGTTACTAAATACATCGCCCTGTACTCCAGCGTAACCCTGTAATCCACCCACCTGATTACGGAGAACGCTCATGGCAGGAACAGTGCAATATGATGTCTGGGCAGTAACCCCGGAACAAAGCAATACCGAGTATTTCAAGGCTTCTGGCACAATTGCCAGCAGTGGCTCGATTGCTTTGTTGGCAAACAATCTGGGTTACAACGGAACCGGATACAAAGTATCAATTACCTCAAACGGTGTTGAAACTGGCAAAACCTTTACCATTACGGGTTTGCGTGTTGGTTCAAACGCAAGCAATGTTTCGCCGCAAGTTGAAACGCTTTCCGGCCCTAGTGCCGGTATCGTCTATTCCGCAAATTACTACACCAGCATTCAAAGCATTTCTGTTAATGCTGGCTCTGCTGGTGGTGTGAAAATCGGATTCGGCGGTGACATTGCGTTTCCGCGTGCGCGTATTAAGAGTGGATTCTACCTCTCTGCATCGACCGCAGGCACCATTACTTTAACGGCTAAACCGTCCAACACGGTGATTATGAAACTGCCGACCGGTGGTGATACCAGTGTTCATAACATTATTATTCCGGGTGAGGGCATTTTGACCACCAAAGGCAGTAATGATGATTATGCGGTGCTTACGATGTCTCAAGTAGCCACTTCCAACATTACGCTGTTCTGCGGTTAAACGGAGTCGGTCATGGCAGGCAAAGACCCACGATTGGCAAGAGCCGGTGTTTCAGGGTTTAATAAGCCGAAGCGCACGCCAAGCCATCCGAAAAAGTCTCATGTTGTCGTTGCCAAAAGCGGCGACAAGGTGAAGACCATTCGCTTTGGACAACAAGGCGTGCAGGGTGCTGGCAAGAATCCGACATCGGCCAAAGACAAGGCCCGCAAGAAATCGTATTACGCCCGCCATAACGCTCAAGACGCCAGCCCGGACAAGCTATCCGCCCGGTATTGGTCTCATAAAGTTAAATGGTGAAAGCTATGGCGACCAAGAAAAAATCTCAGGTCAACAAAGCAGGCGTTTACACGAAGCCGGGTATGCGTGAAAAGCTGTTCAAGAAAATCAAGGCAGGCTCCAGCGGCGGCGACCCCGGCGAATGGTCTGCCCGAAAAGCTCAACTGCTGGCACGCCAATACAAGGCGGCGGGCGGAGGCTATAAGTCGTGAAAGACCCGCAACGCTCTCTCAAGGAATGGACCAACCAGAAATGGCGCACCAGCGATGGCTCGCCGTCAAAGGGCAAGAAACGGTACCTCCCTGACAGTGCGTGGAAGGCGCTTAGTCCCGCTGAAAAGGCCGCAACCAACCGCGCCAAAGCGGCTGGTAACGCCAAAGGCAAGCAGTTTGTTCCCCAACCCAAAAAGATTGCGGCGAAGGCCGCGAAACACCGCTAGGAGAATACTATGTCAGTAGGCGCAATTGTAGGAATCATCTTGGTAGTCGGTGCCATTTTATTTTTTGTCAAAGGCTCTAAGAAAAAAACAAAGTCTGTAATTTTACCGCCGGACACCGATAATCGTCCGCCATACGCATAATCATCGAGGAAACTCACATGCCAAAAGGTCAAGCCCCGTACAAGAAAAAAGAGAAAGATTTCGGAGAAAAACTCCGTGACAATCTCGATAAACTGCGTAAGCCAACTGAAGAAATTG